CACCAAATGTTTCAAATCCCCAGTCTCGATAGTGTTGTAGAAATCCCTGTATGGCAAACACCACAAACAGTCTACGGGCCTGTAGGCATTTGGCTATTTTTTCTGCGGACAGGAACACACGATCCTTACCCAGTGTTTCGCACACTACTGAAAACCAGGTTCTGTTGTAGATTTCCCAGGGCACTAGGCCGCTGACTGAGTTATCCATCTGTGGTTTAACTTCCCATGCCGGGTCAAGATTCTCACTCACATAAGGATATTGTAATGTTGTATTGTCAAATAACTGAGCCACACGAGCAGGAGTTTGATCAATCCAGTGTCCCACAAATAAATCACGATAGGTCACAATGTTCTGCTCTAACAAGCCAGATTTTTGCAAGCTCAACATCACAAAATCTCTGTGTTCACGTCGGGCTCCCAGCAAACATTCAAACGCAAACGGACGTTCTAATGGGAAATCTTTCCTGGGCGGATTCCATCTAAGAAAATTAAAACTCCAAGCTGGTCGATAGATCACTCTTGGGTCTTGTGGCTCATCCAACCACACACCGGCTGTGTGCAACAGCCAGTTGCTGACACCTGTGGTCGCAATCCAGTCAATGAGCTCACGTTGTGAATGCCATTCAATGTCAGTAAACAATACCAGATCAAATTTGTGCAAAGGAAATTGCATATACTCGGGCCGATAATCAAACTTGTTTGGCAAACTGTAGAACACTGGCATCACAGCTACCTTGTGAGACTGGCTCAATGCTGTGTCAAGGTCTACGATTTGATCGTAATCAAATCCCCACTCAATGGCCTGGTATCCTGGAGAGAATACCTTGAGTTTATCGGGCAAGGCGCTCACGTATCTTGTCCATGTAGTAATCAAACTTTGGAATCACTTTTTTATCCCAGTCGTATTGCAAACTGAATCTAAGATCAGGCACAGCATCGCACACAGCAGTGTGGTATGTGGGATCAAAGTCGCCAATTTTTTCCATGTCATCGTAGTGATAGCGTCGCTGAAATTCCATAGTGATATCGTTGCGACTCATGGCCCAGTTGCCAATGAACTCGTACTCTGAGAACCAGCGTATGAGTTCGCCGTTGCCCCATGGAGGTACTGTGGGCTCGGGTGGGCATGAATCAATCATGGCATCTAACCATTTTTTCTTGTGTTTTTCTTCTAGGAATTTCACAAGGTCGTTGAAGTCTTTTTTCAGCACAGGTACAAACTCACTAATAAAACAATGTGGAGTCAAACGTTCAAAGCCCAGAGCATTCTTGATACTTTCGTAGTACCCCCAACTGTGGCGTTCATTTTCCAACACCATGAAGTTGAGCTTGTCATTTTTGAAGGGTTCGTAGTCTCGGATCAACAAACAATCACAGTCATGCATGATCATGAGATCATAGTCCAACATGTCCAAGAAAGCAAACTTGATGGCCTGCTGGCGCAACCAGTATGTTCTGTAGTCTCCGTCAAACACCCAGTTGTTGACTTCGGGATATAGTCTATAAATTTCTGAATCTGGTGCGTAGTCAAAGTTTGATGTGTCCACACCGTACTGTTCAAACACTGTCCAAAGTTCATCTTTGGGCACAGGGCTAGCAATACAAGTTCTATCCACACCAATAAGGTGTTTGGTAAACTCTGGTTGCAGGCTCATGATAGCATGAGGCACACGATATCGTGCTAGATATAAAATTTTTGCTGAGGTCATATGTTCCTTTAATTTTGATTACACGTACTAACGCATTGATATGGTCTGCCTTCGGCAATACTAGATTTTGACCATGCTTGCTCTATAGACTCAAACCATTCTAAGCAATGCTCCAGTGGATATTGCAATGCATTGTTTTCCATCACCATTGGGGCCAGTTCTTTGTTGCCTGGGTGATTCATGCTTAACGGATAAAATCCCAAATAACAACAAGGATATACAGTGCCATCAGCGGCTAGATATATTTCTCGAGCAACTTTGTGATAGCAACGTAGGTTAAGTTCAGGGGTGTCCTTTTTTATTTTTACAGTTTTACTATCATACCAAGTGATATGACTTTGCAACATGTCTTTGATGGGTGGCACATCACCTACGGGTCCTAACCAATGACTAAACTCTCCTGCACGAGTGTATACCGGGCCAGCATCTCTACCATCATAAATGTTCTCAAAACTGACAAATCCCATTTCTTCAGCAAGTGTTCGACATTCTGCTTCTTGATGCCGATTGTGTTCAAATGGCACAAATCGCCAGATGGCACGGCCACCAGCTGAAATATAAGCCTGTGCATTTTCTATTATGCGATTCCAATCGGTGTCTTGTCTATACCGTGCATGAGTGTCTGCTAGTCCATCCAGTGCAAACCCAATTGTAACATTGGGAGATGCAAGTTTCTGCCACCAGCTCTTGGGACGGAGACTGCCATTGGTATTGATGCCTATTGTAATGTCATGAGCCACCAAGTATTGCACAATCTCAGCTCCGTCCTTGGCCAAGCTGAAATCTCCAAGATTTCCATTGAAATTCACGTGGTCAATAGTTTTGAGAATGTAAGGAGTCAGTATGTGTTGAATGTTCTCAAGGGTTAGTTCAGTGTCTGGGTATCCAGAGTTGTAGTCAACTCCTCGGTAATTTCGCATGCACATGGGACAACGAGCATTACATTTTGTTGTGAGTTCTATGTGTACACAGCGTATCTCTGGCAATTTAAGCATGCAGATATTTATAGGCGTAGTTTTTGATAAATATCTTTATGCAAACAGAATTTGTTATGGCCGTGTGTGATGTATATGTCAAGTGGAAACAGGGCGATCCTCCACGTTATAGATGCTATGTGAATGACGAATTGTTCACAGAACGCTCATGGATCTGGCGCGAACAATATCTTGAAGAATATATTCCAATTCAAGCTGGCCCCGGGCACTATACCATAAGATATGAATTGGTTGAACCTGAACATGCTAGAATCAAAGTTCATAATCTGCGTGTGGACACAGGCCCAGCTATTATCGATCGAGAAGGGCGTGTGCAAATATACACTCCCGAGAGAACTGAATGAGAGCTAGAGAATTTATTGCAGAAACCAGCACCACAGCCGGCGGTATAGCGCCTGTAAGCATGCCCATGGGCACGGTGTCAAGAAATGGCGGATCGCTGTTGTCTGGTAAATATACAAACGATCCTACGCCCAACACGCCCAAGGAATACAAAAGGAACAAACATGCTCGCGGACAGTTTAAAAATTCTATTAGCAACTGAATATGCTTTCAGTATCAAGGCTCAACTGTTCCATTGGAACGTGGAGGGTCCTGACTTTGCACAACTACACGAATTTTTTGGCAACTTGTACGAAGAAGTCTATGACGGCAGCATAGACCGCACAGCAGAATATATTCGTGCCATGGGTGATTACTCACCTGGCAGCTTTGAACGCTTTAGTGAACTTTCAACTATCAAGGGACAAACCAAGATCCCACGTGCCCGTCTCATGATCGAAGAACTGTTGGCCAACAACAGCCAACTGTTGGATCTACTCAACGAAACATTTGCCACTGCTGAACAAGAGAACCAGCAGGGCATTGCAAATTTTATAGCAGAACGCCTTGATGCTCATCAAAAGCACGGCTGGATGCTGAGAAGTTTCTTGAAAGATGAGCGAGCATGACGGATCCAATTTATAAGATAATCGAGCGCCTGGCCTTGGTTGAGGGTAAAACAACCCCAGTCTCGGTCAAGCACGGACTAAACAAACAGCAACAGGGTGTGCCTCAGTTGCCTGCTTTGTTTAAACCTCGCGACATCTCTCCCACACTCACAAAGAAACCCTATCAGGCACATCCACTTGATGGTTACATGGTGGGTGAAAATTCTCTTGCTGAAGCCATGCAAGAAGTTGAAGAAGACATGATCAGTCGTGTGAAGGGTCAATTTGCTGACTACTTGGAAAAGTTAGAAAAAGAAAATCACCTTGACAGTCGTTTGGTACGCAAAGCCAAAGCAGAACTAAACATCGACGATGATCCACAGACTGAAGACGAAGTTGAAGAAAATGCTACCTGGGACCAGGATGTACAACCCATAGGTGATCCTGCTGACACAGAAGTAGCACACGGCGTTGAAGACCACATGGCAGCCGCAGTGGCAGCACCAGCCGCACCAATGTCGGCCGTGAGTGAATCACCTGCAAGAACATACACCCTAGAAGATGGCACATGCCTGGAGTGCTGGGGCGATGATGAATCTGGTTACGAGGTTCGTCATGGCGAGCGTCGATTGCCCACACGTTTTCCCCGCATTGACCATGCTGACATGGCAGTGAAACTGTTTCAAAAGCGTAGACAGCGACAGGACCAGTCTCAAGATTATATAGAAGAACGATAATATGATAGTAGACCAATTATTCACACCCAAGCCCCTCAAAGAAGGTGGCCCATACGACTTGCCAGGCAAGGATTATGATCGTCCTGGCGACACACCACGCCGACCAAGAGGTGAACACAATCCTTATCCTTATAGCAAGGAAGAGGATGATGATCACTTCCGTGAAATCTTCCGCAAGAAACGTGAAGCAGCCAAAAAAGCTGAACAAAGCAAGTTAGCTGAATCCATGCTTCTGGAAGATCCAGTGTATCACAACTTTAAAGTTATAGGTCGGTACATTGCCGAGCGTAAATTAACAGAACCAGAAATTTTAAAAGTGTTTGCTGATGCTGAAGCAGGTATGACTGACAAGGCCACAGGCGCCAATCGTACATTCCTGGGTCGTGGCAAAGATACCACCATGGATTTTGCAGGCGGTGTGGCTGATGCACTGAAAGGTGTCTGGAGCGGCATCCAAAGTTCTACTCCTATTTCTTTAGTTGATGTGGCCTATGACAAAGCCACAGATGCGCTGGCCGATCTTACTGGTGGCCAAAAAGGCGTTGTCATGCAGGCCATTAACAAATATCGCATGCTGGCCAAAGAATATCCCAAAACAGCTGGACTAGCCAAGGGCGCACTAGTAGCTATCACTGGTTTAGCCACTGGCGGCGCTGGTTTGCCAGCCGTGGCTGCTTTGATCTATGGGTTGGATGCGGCCGTCAAGGGCGAAAAGTTTTCAGATATTGCACTCAAGGCCGGCGGAGCGGCTGCCACTGCCTGGGCTGCAAGCAAACTTGCCAGCGCATTTGGTAGCCAACCAGCACCAAGTGATGCCAGTGCTGGCAGTCTTGACGCAGCAGATCAAGTTTATCAAGGTGCAGGCGGAGGTACTTCTGGTGCCAGCGTTCCTGTAGATGGTGGTACATACACAACCATGCCTGGCGATCAAGGCGGATTTATTGCTCAAGCACAAGGCGTTCCGTTCAAAGATCTTGAAGCACTGAACCCACAAATTACAAACTGGAATAACCTGCCTCCTGGCACAGAACTACAACTGCCACCAAGTGGTCCCAACACTGGATCAGTTTGGCAAAGTGGTGCACCTGCTCCACAAGGTCCTGAAATACTAGGCGGTCCTAGTGCATCTGGCACCGCGCCGGGGGACAATGTGTTTAGTCAGGCGGCGTTTGACAAAGAATTTGCGGCCATGGATGCTGACATGGGCGGCGTTGGTGGTGCGGCAGGTGCATCAACAAGTAGTCCACTGTCATTTGATCCAGCCACAAATTCAGGTACAGTAACATTACCATCTGGCGAAACTATCAAAGCATCAGTGTTCCCGCAAGGTGGTCAATTTCAACCAAGATTGCCGCCCGGTGGTGAATATATCAAAATTCCTTACGGTGGACAAGAAGTAACTGGATACGTCTATAGGGGCCAGGCATACTTTACTAAATTCCCAGCAGAATTGGTAGATGCTGCTGGATCTAGTAGTGCAGGTGCTAGCACTGCTGGCACACTGTCTGGTGTCACTGCTGATCAAATTTACAACAACCCTGTGTATCAACAGATATATGCACAAGAGATTGCCAAGTATGGGGCAGAACCTTCGGCTCGCGCTATTCAAACAGCACAGCAAATTGCCACAATGAAGGCCAAGGCCGCCATGGTGGGTGCAGTACGAGAAGCAACAGAATTTACACGCACAGTAAAAATGCGTCAACTTCCTGTAGACAGGATGATTGATCAAAAGCTCACAACAATGAGTTGGGCCCTAAACGAAAGCGTGGGCAAGCCACAGGGTCGTAGCATGCATTTGACACCATTGGGTGTTTACACAGTTTTTGAAAACATTCGCAGAGTTGCAGAAGCCGTAGCCGATGTAGAAGAATTATCGCCAGAAGAAATAGCTCGTAACGAACGTAGGCAAAAATTGTTGCGACTTACCGGTGGTCGAGGATTGACTTCCGACGAGAACGAGCAGCGTGATAAAAGCGGAAATGTTACAAAACCTGGTACATTTAGCGCATTCATAGATGATCCAGACAATCCCACAGGCGAGGGCCCCGGAATAAAGGTAACCTTTGACCAAGACCATAATCTAATTAGTTCCTCAAAACCTATTTCTGGATTTGAAGTTGGTGCACCAGCACCCAAGCCAGGTCCTACTCCTGCGCCTACACCAGCACCCAAGCCAGGTCCTACTCCTACGCCTACACCAGCACCCAAGCCAGGTCCTACTCCTACGCCTACACCAGCACCCAAGCCAGGTCCTACGCCTACACCAGCACCCAAGCCAGGTCCTGCGCCTACACCGGCACCTACTACACCAACAGGTGATGCCGCTGGCCCAGGTCGTGAAGAACTGCCTGATCTTTATCGCCCCGATGCACCTGATGCACCGTACACCCCCGCAGATCCTGCTAAAAAGAGCTGGTTTGGCAAAGGACTTGACTACTTGGACAAGGGAGTTAAAAAAGTTGGCGGTGTCATAGGCAACCTTGGGCATCAGCTTACTACCAATGTGACCAAAGAAAAGCTCAAGATGAACTGGCACCAGGCCGGTAAGCCCAGTGATTCAGATCAACTGTCTGCTTGGTTGGTCAAGCAAGGGGTACCAATTGGCGTTGTAAACGGCGTGTACGAAAAGATGGGACTGCCGGTCTCTGCTGAACCAACTGCACCAACTGATCCTACCAAAGCTGAGCCGCAGGCCCGTACTGGTGGCGCACAAAAGTCCATGTCATTCTACGGTACCAATCCTGCCACCAAAAAACCCTGGACTTACGACGAGTTGCAGGCCAAAGCCAATGCCGGTAAAACACCAGCGGCCGATACGCCTACTGATACTACAGCAACAGATACTACAGCAACTAACACAACACCTGCACCAACTGCCACTAAAACAACTGCTGGTGGGCCCGCAGGATTCAACGCTGGCAATGTCTTCAAGCTACCTGGCATGGAGAAGTATGCTAAATCTACTCCTGCAAAGACACCTAACTTTGCAGGTGGTCCCACAGGATATGGCAAAACTACTATGAGCGTCAAGCCTATGACTGGTGTCCCAGGTATGAAAACTACTCCTGCACCTGCGCCCACAGCAGCTCCTGCTGGTACCAAAGTAACCTCAGGTGGTCCAACACCAGACGAACAGGCAAAACTAGCCCAACGTATTGCACAGGCCACAGCAAAACCAGTAGCAGAAATGTTGCAAATGGTTGAGACCAAAGAAGACGTTGCTCGCATCAAACAATTTGTTGATCAAACATTTACCAAGTACGGTGCTGTAAACGAATCAGCATTTGCTATTCGCAACCAGATACTTGAACATGTGACACAAGTTGGCGCACAACGTCGTAGAGAACACAGCCGGAAAGCGGCCCACTAACTCAGCCTTAGGACCGAGTGGGCGGCTTCTGCCTGGGTCAATAGATTCGCTACCTGGCGACCCAAAACGAGCATATACACCTTGACATCTCCTAAATATCTGTTATAATAACACTTTAGGAGATTTCTATGTCGGCAAAAACATTCAACGGCGATCAAAAGATCAAACTTACCCAAATCATCAACGAAGGCATGCAGGTCATGCACGAAATTGATACGCTACAAGGTGGACTCAATGACACCATCAAAGCAGTGGCCGAAGAACTTGAAGTTAAACCTGCTATTTTGAAAAAGGCCATCAAATTAGCACACAAAGCCACATTCGGTCAAGAAAAGCAAGATCACGAAACGCTGGAAACTATTTTGGAAACTGTGGGTAAAACACTCTAAATGTATTCTGTTTTTCAACACTGGGATCCGTTAAAGGTATGCGTCATAGGTACGAGCTACCCGCCGGAATTTTATTATTGGATCCAAGATCGCAACACACGCCAACGCTTTGAACAATTGGCCGAAGAAACCGAACAAGATTATCAAGCCCTTATTAGTTTATTACAAGGCAAGTTCGGAATCCAGGTGTTACGGCCTCAACTACCTGTGAATCTCAGCTCGTTGAAAGTACATGGACGTTGGATGCAACCACCGGTTTGTCCCAGAGATTATTTTATCATGATCCAGGATAAGTTATGGGTGCCTACTATACCCAACAAGATTCATGCTGATCGTGCATTTGCAAGACAAAATATTTTGAATCGTGAAGAATTTGATCGGATGGATCAGGCACAACTTGATGCAAGGTTGAATTGTTATACTGACATTTTTCAACATGTTCGTGATCAAGGCAACACAGTGCAACAAACAGATTTGGATTTTGTAAATGGTTGCTTTGTAAGTCGCATTGGTCAAAATTTATATTTTGCCACACAAGAGTACAGTGAAGACCAAGATCGATTATTGCAAACTGTAAACTATCACTTTCCCTCCACACGCAACAAGATTGTAAATGCCGGCGGGCACGGTGATGCTACATATTGCCCAGTTACTCCTGGCTTGATTATTAGTTTGCGTGACATTCCTACATACGCAGATACATTCCCTGACTGGGAAGTGGTTTATTTGCCCCCAAGCAAGTATGAACACATGCGAGAGTTCCAGGCCAGCATGAGAATCAATCGTGGACGTTGGCACATTCCCGGCTTTGAACAAGATCAAAATCTCATTAACACAGTAGAATACTACTTTGAAGACTGGGTCGGTGATGTTAGTGAAACTGTGTTTGACGTCAACATCCTTGTGATTGACCACAAGAACATTGTGGTGAGCAGTCACAACGATCAAGTTGAGCAGGCCTGCGCACGACACGGCATTGAAGTACATGTAAGCCCATTCAGGCATCGCTATTTCTGGGACGCAGGGATTCACTGCATCTCAAACGATTTGCATCGAGATGGTAAAATACAAGACTACTTTAGTGTTGAAAATAAATAACAAAGAGTCGCTCACTCAACGAGCATGTATCATGGCCTACCAGCCACAAATGGAGAAAAATTGAGTTATATTGACGCACTATTTGATCGTGAGCACGATCGCATTCATACTGTAGAACGCCGCAATGGTGAGCGGGTCTACAAAGAATACCCAGCAAATTACATTTTTTACTACGATGATCCACGTGGAAAGTTTAAAAGTATCTACGGCACATCCGTATCAAGATTTTCTACACGCAATAACAAAGAGTTCCGCAAGGAAGTGCGTGTTCACAGCAATAAACCGCTTTATGAAAGCGACATTAATCCAATCTTTAGATGCCTTGAAGAAAACTACAAGGACCAAGATGCGCCTGAACTTCACACAGCGTTTTTTGACATTGAGGTGGCTTTTGACAAAGACCGCGGCTTCTCACCTGTATCGGACCCTTTTAATCCCATTACTGCGATTTCAGTCTACCTAGACTGGCTGGATCAACTGGTCACACTGGCTGTGCCGCCCAAGCATTTGAGTTGGGAGACCGCCAATGAACTGGTCAAGGACTTTGAAAACACAATCTTGTTTGCTGAAGAGTCAGAAATGATCAAGACATTCTTGGACTTAATCGATGACGCTGATGTGTTGAGTGGCTGGAACAGTGAAGGCTATGATATTCCTTATACTGTAAACCGATGTGTGCGGGTACTTAGCAAAGACGACACACGCAAATTTTGTTTATGGGGACAACTACCCAAGAAGCGCAGTTTTGAACGCTTTGGTGCAGAGAACGAAACATATGACTTGATTGGTCGTGTGCATATGGATTATATGCAACTGTATCGAAAATACACCTATGAAGAGCGTCACAGTTATAGCCTGGATGCTATTTGTGAATACGAACTAGGTGAAAGTAAAACACAGTTTGAAGGAACCCTGGATAGTTTGTACAACCAACACTTTAAAACATTTATTGAGTACAACCGCCAAGATACCATGCTAATTGGCAAACTAGACAAAAAACTACGTTTTTTGGATCTAGCAAATGAACTGGCGCATGCCAATACTGTGCTGCTCCAGACCACAATGGGTGCTGTGGCTGTGACTGAACAAGCCATTATTAACGAAGCACATGAACGTGGCATGGTTGTGCCCAATCGCAAGCAACGACTTACAGATCTAGACACACAGGCCGCAGGTGCTTATGTGGCCTATCCCAAAAAGGGGGTGCATGAATGGATTGGATCAGTTGACATTAACTCATTGTATCCGTCAGCGATTCGGGCCATGAACATGGGTCCAGAGACTGTGGTTGGTCAACTGCGTCAGACCATGACTGATCGATTGATCAAAGCCAACATGTCCAAGGGACAGAGTTTTGCGGCAGCATGGGAAGGTATCTTTGCCAGCTTGGAATACACTGCTGTGATGAATCGAGAGCGTGGTACTGAGATCACCATTGACTGGGAGAACGGTGAGGAGTCAGTACACTCGGCCGCTGAGATCTGGAACATTATCTTTGATTCAAACCAACCTTGGATCCTCACTGCCAATGGTACTATTCTTACATTTGAGAAGAAGGGCATTATCCCTGGCCTGCTAGAGCGTTGGTACTCAGAACGCAAGGAACTGCAAGCAAAGAAAAAGGAAGCCAAAGATGCCAAAGAAATTGCATTCTGGGACAAGCGTCAGTTGGTCAAGAAGATTAACCTCAACAGTCTCTACGGGGCTATTCTTAACCCGGGCTGTAGATTCTTTGACAAGCGTATTGGACAATCAACCACTCTTACTGGTCGCAGTATCGCCCGGCACATGGATGCTCATCTCAATGAACTCATTACCGGAGAATATGACCACGTGGGCAAAGCAGTCATCTATGGAGACACAGACTCTTGCTACTTCAGTGCTTGGCCTGTACTCAAGAAAGAAGTTGAGGAAGGACGTATGGCGTGGTCAAAAGAGGCTTGTATTCAATTGTATGACAGCCTTGCCGAGCAGGTCAACGAAAGTTTCCCTGGCTTCATGGAACAAGCATTCCACTGCCCAAGAGATATGGGCTCACTTATCAAATGTGGCCGTGAAACCGTAGCAGACCGTGGATTGTTTATTACCAAAAAGCGTTATGCTGTGAATGCCATTGACATCGAAGGCAAGCGTCTTGACGTAGAAGGCAAGATTGGTAAAACCAAGGCCACAGGTCTTGATCTAAAACGCTCAGATACCCCTAAAGTTATTCAAGACTTCTTGCTAGAAATTCTAAATAAACTGCTGGCTGGTGCAGGTAAAGATGAGATTGTGGAACGTATCCGTGAATTCAAATACGAGTTCAAAGAGCGTCCAGGTTGGGAAAAAGGTTCGCCCAAGCGTGTGAACAACTTGACCAAGTACCAAGCAGAAGAAACTCGATTGGGCAAAGCAAACATGCCGGGACATG